TTAGTAAGCCCTTTTGATCACCTTCCATACCTGCCTTACCTCATTAAGGTTTATGGTAAAATCGGGGTGCTGGGGCAGTCCGCTGCGGGAATGGCACACGATATCGCCCGTCTCGGAATTAAGCTCGGTTATGTCCTTATATATTACGGTATCCTTGTGCACGATCACCCAGCCGTACACGCTGTTGCGGAAACCATCCTTCCAATGCTGGCGGCCCAGTTCGCGGCAAAGCAGTTCGGCGCCTTCGGGGGCATCATTGATATTGCCTCCGTCCATCGAATCGCCCTGCACCTCAAAGCAGATGTAGCGGCCCTTGGCAAAATGGTCTACCGTAAAGGAAACGTCTTCCAGTTCTTCAAAAAAATCAGGGTCCTGGTAATCGCTCAGGTAGGACCCGAAGGCTTTTACGGGGACTTTCTTCACGTAGATCCTGAATTTCCCGCCCTTCAGTTCGAACACATTGCCATTCGTATTGGCGAACTGTTCTGAAGGATCTGAAACAGAAAGTGAATTAATTTCACTTCCTATCGCCTGGACAGGTTTTACATTTCTCGCCAGGATAATATCGATAAGCTTGGCTTTCGACTCCGGTATGCTTTCGCCTTTTTCATAATTAATGATCGTACGGCGGTCTACACCTAACTCTGTCGCAAGCTGTTGCTGCGTTAGGCCGGCTTCCTTCCTGCGTGTCTTTAAATCTAAATTACTCATATTGAGGCAACTATATATTTTAGTAAATAAAAGTGAATATTTTTCACTTATTTATTTGTATGTGAAATTATTTCACATTATCTTTGTACCATCAAATTGAATGATGTACACAAAGATATGGAAAGTTTCACATTAAAAACAACTGCTTTGCGAAAATTCTCCCAAATGACAATAATAGAGTTGAAGCAGGCTATCAAAAACCTGTCGGATCTTAATGTAAATGGCCGTTATAATGAACGTATTGCTCTATACCATGAGCAAATTTCACATATAGAGAAAAAAGAGATGAAGAAAAGTGAAAATTTTTCAGCACCACCTTTGGAAGTTGCCGCAATTATGAAATTCAATGCCGATAAGCGCTTTACGATAACAGAATGATGGGAGCAGGATTTACAGTACAGCATAAAAATGCAGGTGCCGCCAACTGGCCCGCGATAATATTGGTCTCCAATTACGAAGCGGACAATGAGGTGGTCAACTGGCTGGAGGGGCACAGGGAAGGCAGGACAAAGAGCGACATCGGGCTTTGGAAAATAAGATATAAAAACCAAATAAATAATTACTAACAAATAAATTTAAGATCATGACAACAATTAAAGGAACTATCGAACACATTGAGTACAGGGACATGGCAGGCCACAAAAAGAAAGTGGTAACGCTGGTACCCGACCACAGGCAGCGTGCCTTTGTAGAATTCCGCGGCTTTATGATGGATGAGCTCGCACCGTACAAGGAGAACGACGAGATACAGGTAAGCGTGGTGCTGGAGGGTAAGATCTCTAAAAACTCCGGCATACAGTATAACAACCTGGTGGCGAAAGAGGTAAAAGCGTGCTAATTCGGTTAGTGGATCTGGTTATTTGTATGAAACCATACCGGCACCGGACAAATAACCGATCCCCAAATCAACAAATCAACTTAAAGGTTATGAACTTCAAAATTAAAGGTATCATAGTAGCCATAGGCGAACTGAAGACCACAAGATCGGGCATAGGTGTGCGGCAGCTGCACTTTGAGCAGGAAATGAACGGCAGGATATTTTACCCCTCAGCCCTTGGTGATAAGACCGAACTGCTCAATGACTTTTACCCCGGCGACGTGGCCGAGGTGGAATTCCATATCAACGGATCGAAAGGGACGTATAACAATGTGATCATTGACAGCGTGGTGAGGATATAAGGGAGTCTATAGATAAAAAAGAATTGTCCCCGTAATAAGCTTCGGTTTTGGCCTTTCGGAAAGGGTTGCCGCACCGGGTGAGCCCGTAACAGTTTGGTTGGATACACTTTATAATGAGGACGAGTACGATTTTGCTATTGGTGCTTTAGCTGCTGTTATCCGTAAAAGGGATTCAAACTACAAATATATTGTAGCTTACAATGTGCCGGGTAGTTATGAAATAACTGTAAAGGTGAGCAGTAAAGATAAAAAGAAAGGAATAGAGATGAAAAGCGACCCGATAACCGTAACAATTAAGTAAAATGGCAGAAAAAAAGAATAAACATAGCAAAGCTGAATTTTGACATCGACGGCCTTGTCAAATCGGCAGCGCAGGTAAAGGCGGAAATTGAAGAGCTGCGAAAGCACAATGCGGCACTGGCAGCATCCGGCGGTGATGTAAGTACACAGATCAGCGATAATCAAAAAATGATCGTTAAGCTTATACTGTCATATGAAACGCTTAGTTCCACTATAAGTGAAAAGATAGATAAGGATGGTGAGGTCATTTCCAATGCTGATGTGCTGGCAAGGATGTTAATGCAGGAAAACGTAACCCTTGAAGAAACGAAACGGCATAATGAGGAGCTCATTGCCACGAGGGAAAAACTGAACCTTTCAACGCAGGAAGGACAGGTGGCGCTGGCGGCAATCAATACCAGGATTGCAGAAAACAATCGGTTCGTGGCCGAAAATACAGGTACCATAAAGGACCAGATCACTACCTACGACGAGCATAAGCAAAAGGTAATGGAAAGCTTTGACAGCATCAATGTGTTCAACGGCGGGTTTAGCGGATTCATATCGCGTGCGCAGGAGGCAGGGGGTGTTGGGCCATTGGTACAGAATGCCTTTAAAGGTATCACTACCGGTATAAAGGGCATGGGCACCGCGATCATGGCAAATCCGGTAGGTGTGATCATAGCCCTTATTGTGCTTGGTGTGCAGGCGCTGCTAAACGTATTTAAAAGCATTACCCCGATAATGGATAAGGTAGAGCAGGGTATGGCAGCGCTGAGTGCTGTATTGAGCGTGGTAAAAAATGCTTTTGTTGGGCTATTTAGCGGTGCCGAATCGGCAGGGGAGGCGTTTTCCGGCCTTGGCGAAAAAATGGCAGATGCCGCACGCGATGCCGCCGAACTAAAAAAAGCGCAGCAGGAACTGGAGGAGTCCTTAAAGTTGCAGGAAGTCCAGAGTGCAAGGAACAGGAGCGAGATCAACAGGCTGAACACGCAGGCCAAAGATCTTTCCAAATCGGAAAAAGAAAGGCAGGCGTTGTTGGACCAGGCCATGAAGCTGGAGGAGGATGACTTTAACCAACGGAAGAAAAATAGCGCGGAAAAGTACCGCGTTGCGTTGGAAGACCTGCGTATAAGGGGTGACCTGACGAAACAGGAGCTTGAGGACTTTAAAAAAATATCGGACGAGCAGATCGACACGAACTCGAACATGACTGCCGAAGAGGCGGCCGACCTGGAACGCCGTACGAAAAAATTCAGGGAGTTTATTGAAGCGAGGTCGGGTGATGCAGAAGAGTTATTCAAAAACCTGAAGGAGGCCCAAAAAGCCCAGATAGATATGGATAACGATTATTATAAAGTGGTGGAGAATAACATTGCTGCCAAAAACAAGATCATTGAAGATGAAGCCAAAAAGCCCAACCCTGTAATACAGAACCTTGAACGGCAAAAGGCGGCAACTGAAGCCTACGGCAGGGATACCTACCGCATTGAGGAGCAGCTGTACCTCAAAAAAATGGAGCTGTACAAAAAAGATACCCAGGAATTTTTGGATGCACAAAACGGGCTGGCTGCATTGCGGTTGAAACACTCACAGCAGCAAAAGGCAGATGAGCGGGCCGTATTGAGCGATAAAGCCCAAACGCTTAGCCTTGAGTATGACCTGTATGTACAGGCAAATGAGGGAAAAAAGAGGACCATGGATGACGAAATAGCATATGCTGAGCAACTATCCAAAAGAAAAATTGCTATAGCAAACGCTGAATATGCGGCTACAAATAAGACTAAGAATGATGGTTTACGGTTGGAATTTGAGCGGAATGAGGCAGAAAAGGAATTTAAAGAGGCAAGATCGGAGGCTATTATAGCCAATGCTGAGAAAGAGTATCAGGCACTTGTAGCCCAAAAGGAAGCTATCCTTCAAAATGAAGGCCTGCTAAATGCTGAATCTGTTAAGTTGGAAAAAGAAAAGCTCGATACTAATTTTGAGGCGCTAAAAAATGCCCTTCGGATAAAAATGGAGGCTGAAACCGCTGCCCAAACAGATATTGACAATGCTATCGAGGCAATTGAGAATGAAAAAAATGCGCTTGATAAGCAACTTGAAGAGAAAGAAACTCGTAGATATTGAGAATAAACGCGCCGGTGACCAACTTACCTTTGAGGAAGATATGGCCCTGCAATTGGAAAACCTTGCTATCCAGCGGCAACAGGAACTGGATGAGGCCGAAAAAACCGGCGCCGATACCACGCTTATCAAAAAGAAGTATGATAAGATAGAAAATGATATGGAAAAGGCCAAGCAGGATTACAAGCTGGGCCTTTATAGCCAGGCATTTGGGAACTTTGCCACGATACTTGGTGAACAAAACGCGGCAAGCAAAGCCTTTACCGTAGCGCAGGCAACGATAGATACCTACCAGGCCGCCAATAAGGCGCTCGCTGCTTACCCGCCGCCGTTTAGCTATATTGCAGCAGGAACGGCTGTGGCTATGGGATTGGCGAATGTAAAAAAGATCGTTTCGACGAAGCCACCCAAGGCCGAAAAAGGCGCCTTATTATCTATTGGAGGTAACAGGCACATCGCTGGCGGAACGCTTTTTACCGGGGCCGACGGCACACAATTTGAGGCCGAGAAAGGCGAACTGATCGGGGTTATGAACCGTAATGCGGCACAGCATTTCATGGCATTCAACAATGCATTTCCGGCAGGAGGGGCGTCGGCGCCCAATTACTTCGCCGGCGGCGGCATAGTGTCGAGGGAAATAACACAGCCTGCCATGAACATTGATGAGCTGGCTTCGAGAATTGCAGAGGCCAACAGGTCGATCCCGGCACCTGTTGTTGCAGTACAGGATATTGTAGATACCGGCAGGAGTGTAGCTGCGGTTAGGGAAAGTGCACAGTTTTAAAAACAAAAAGGCTGTCCAAAAACAGCCCTGATCAAATTATTTTTTTGTTATTAGGCATTTGAGGATACCTTTCAGTTCTTCAGAGTAAGACGAAAGGTCGACCATCCATGTATCAAAGTAAACTTCTTTGATATTACTTTCTGTAAGGACTTGTATGTCGGCTTTGCTGAGGTTAATGGTCGAACTGTATGCTTTACCGGCATAAAATGAAAATTTAATTTTTGGGTAAGATAGTTTCTTACCATTGTCCAATACAAGTGTCACAGTGCCTGATGCGGGAGCTACGCCTTTTATATGTACGTACGTTGTGAGATAATATTTATCACTTTCACCCTCATAAGTATATTTATAAAGTTGAAAGTAATCTGTAGATTTAGTTGTTCCGTAATAAAAATTAGGTTCATCTCCCGACTTTTCAATAAAGTCACAATAATAGTCGTCAGGCAGGGTGAAATTAACAGGCTCGAGGTAACTTTTACTTTTTTTTCTATAGGCATAGTAAATTACCTCATCGTTATTTTGCAGGATGATCTTGTAATTGGTACCAAACTGGGTAATAGTAGCCTCGACATTAATAACTTTAAAAATACGGTCTTTAAGCGCATCGACCTTTGTCCTTATGTTAGTTTCATTCGGCATATATACATTGCTCATGCGCTCATTGTCGTAAAAATCAGGATACCCATTATTTATATTTATTTCATAGTCATATAATGGGCGCGCTTTGACCTCACGCCCAATAAGAAGCTCGGGTTTGCTACGGGGAAATTGTGCGAAAGCAGCGAAAGAAATGAATAGGGCAAAAAATAAAGTGGTGTTTTTCATGGCGTTTAAATTAAATTGTTAATAAGGCAAATATAATAAAAAACTAATACTATAGTAATACACTATAAGAATATTTGCTACTATTTTTTTGTGATGCTGCAACAGATACTAACAGGATGGAGAAGTTATATATCTAAAAGTGAAATTACGGAACGCGCCGCAAAACAGCGTGCTGCCATCTGCTCTGCCTGTCCGGAGGCGAAATATGGAAAACTACTCGCTTTTATAAAAGATTCATTAAAAGAGGTTGAAGGGCATTACTGCGCCCAATGCGGATGCCCGCTTAGCGCCAAGATACGCTCGAACGATATTTGCCCAAACAACAAATGGCTATGACACGCTATGAGATCATTAATAAAATGGCCGATGATTTTACAAAACTTATCACCCTTGGGATAATTCCCATCCACATTGCCTACTGGAAAGTATATTATGAAGAGTATGTAAAAGAGCTGGAGGACAGCCTCAAAAAAGGCAGGGCCGAAAAAAGCATAATTGCCGATGTTATTGCCGACAAATATGGCATTACCAGGCGAACGGTATACAACATCATCGCTTTCATGGAAGGAAAATAAGGGTGGCGCTGCCGCAAAATTACTGCTGTTTTTTGTGAAAAAGCGCTTTCCTTCAAAATCCGGAATACTGCCGTACCTTTGTACTGTAAAAATGAAGGATTAAAATAAAGCATTAACCGCTAATCCTTATTTCTATCCTTCACATAGATTTTTGATTCCGGAACCTAAAGATCAAGACTTCCCAAGATTTCATTTCGGGATATGTGTTCGAATAAACACATAACCAAATCCACAGATCTACCGAAATGACAGGAACCATTTATATCTCCGGCCAGATAGGCGATTTTGACGATGCCAAAGGGATCAACCTTACAGATGTCATCGGCCAGGTAAAGGCACAGCCCAAAGCATCAGCCTTTACCGTGCACATCAATTCCGAAGGCGGCATTGTAGATGTGGGGCTGGACATTTTCAACTACCTGCGTTCGCTCAAAAAGTCCATAACTACGATAGGCAGCGGCATGGTGGCCTCTATAGCCACCGTAATATTCCTTGCAGGTGATGAGCGTAAAGTGCAGGAGGGCACAAAGTTCATGATCCACCTGCCGTGGGGCTCGGCCGAGGGCAACGCCGAAGAGATTAAAGGCTACGCCCGCCTGTTGGAAGGCTACGAGAAAAAGCTCGTGAACTTTTACAAAAAAGAGCTCCGCCTGCCGGAAGAGGCTATAAGGCCGCTGCTCAGGGAGGAAACGTGGCTTTCGCAGGACCAGCTTTCGTCGCTTGGCTTTACCACATCGGCCACCATTATGGCTGTTGCCAAAGCAAAAATTACCGTAAACCCTAATAAACATGATACAATGAATTTAAATGACAAAGACAGGCACTGGATGGAAAGCCTCTTTGAGCGTGTGCTGGGCAAGTTCAGGAACGCGCACATTATGAACAAGTTGGTGCAGGACGCTACGGGCACCGAGATCGACTTTACCGACCTGCCTGATGATGGCGTGATAGAAACCGGCCTGATGGCTACCGTAGACGGTACTCCTGCCGAAGGCGAATACCTGATGCCCGACGGCTTTACCTATGTGTTTACCGCAGGTGAGCTGACAGAGATCATTGAGCCGGAAGAGGATGAGGAAGCCGCCGCGCTGCGTGCCGAGAACAAAGCCCTGAAACGCCAGCTGAACACCATTAAAAGTGAGGTGCTGGCCCTGAAAAGGCAGGTGTCGAGCAAATTCAGCCTGGATGGCAAAAAGGCCGCTTACCGTAAGCCGGGCGAAACCGACAGGCTTAGTGGCATGAAACAATATTTGCAGTCTAAAAAAGGAAAATAATGGCGCTAATCAATGCAGATGCCCTTACACTGAATGCCCGCGAGGCCGAAACCATGAGCGAAGTGATCTTCAAAAGGGTTTACAACGAGTCGGATCTGGCGGAGTACCACGAGATCGAGACCGGGATCGACGTAAAGACCCAGATCGCATTTGCCGGAAGGCTGGGATTGCAGCGAGGCCCAAGCCGCGGTTTACAAGAACCGCCTTTTAAGAAAAGGCTTCTTTGGCAACACGCTTGTAGTAACGAGGCCGCTTGTGGGGGATAACCTTGAGGGCAACGAGCTTATTTAGGCAGAATCAGAACGCACTAAGTTTCAGGAAGCCATAAAAAATAGCCTTGGAGCCGAGAATACCGGCGGAGTGCTGTGCCTTGAGATGGACTTTGCCGGGGAAAAACTGGAGGATGCCATACTCATCAGACAGATAGAAAGCAAAATCGATGACAAGCTATTCAACTACACTGAAAGCAGTGTCAGGGAGAATATTCTTGCGGCGTTCAATAACCTACCGGTGGGGCTTATCAAGACAAATGAATCTTCAATGTTCGGAAACTCAGGGGAGGCTATTCGCGAGATGAAGCGCACCTATTGGGAGAACACCACAAAAGAGAGGAATCTGCTTACAGCCACGCTAAACCACTTGTTATCCAAGTCGGCCGACCATTCAGAGACTATTATCCAACCATTAAAGCTTGTAGAAGATGCAACCACTGATAACACGCAATGATATAGCCAAATACAGGCAGATTGCAAAAAAACCACATGATGATGTACTGATGGCCCAGATACTGGATGCGCAGTTGCTCGACCTGCAGCCATTACTGGCAGAAAAACTCTACAATAAGATAGCCGCCGCCCCCGAGGATTATGCGGACCTTATGAATGGAGGCTAGTATGACCACAACGGTACAACATACACGAATTACGGCCTTAAAATGGTGCTTTGCAATTTCGCTTATGCCCGTTATATAATGTTCTCATCTGTAATTGATACGCCTTTTTCGGTAGTGGAGAAGTTGAACGAAAACAGCCGGCCGGCGGAGGCCGCCAGCAAAAAAAGCCTGTACACGATGAATCGCGATTCTGCCATTCAGCTTTGGGATAATGTGAAAAATTACCTGGTGCGCACCGGACAATCCGATTTTCAGGGTTGCCGCACAGAAGGCACTTCCCGAAATGGTTTTAGAATGACAAAAATAGGATAGCATGAACGCAATAGTAGGCATAAGTACAACAAAATTTCAGCTCAACGGTATCAAGTACCTGAAGAATTATGTTTCTCGGGTGGTTGGTGACCGCGTTGAAGTGTTCAATAACTATGAAAGAGCCGATGTTCTGATACCGCTAACGGATTATGCTGAATTTTCTGTAAATGGAACCATTTACGACAGTGCCGCGAACCTTCAGGCAGGACTTTTAGATGTTCTATTCTATCGCAACACATTACAGCCCGGCGGCGACCCTGAGCCATATGTTCTGACCTTGCAGGGAGTAACCGCTGAAGGTAACACGACGGTGGACGACCTAATCGTATTTCAGGGCACGGTTAAGAACGAATATAAGTACAATAGGATAAAACACTTCGGTGCAAATGGGCGCCTTCAGGAGCTTATTTTCGGGGAGAACGCCGACGGCTCAGTACAGTTTTACCTGCCATTAAATAAAACAGGGGCTAAAACCCTGGCCACTACCGAAGATTTCGCATTAGGGGAAACCGCATCTACCGCCTACCGGGGAGATAGGGGAAAGATAGCGTATGATCATACAAATACCGAGGGCAATCCGCACAATACTCAGATCAGGGATATTACAGTACTACTGGAGGCTGTATCAAATCTTCCAAAGGTAAAATTCTCTGACCCGGTGGCAAGTTCACTTGTAACCAGCAGCACATCATTAACCGTTCTTAAGTCTTATTTTTTACCTCCTAACTCAATCGCCAATGGCATACTGGATATATACGCCGCCATATCGAAAGCTGGAAGCGCAGGAACTGTTATAGTGCAGTTCCTCATAAATACCACGAATACGCCTACAGGAGCGACATCAATAGCAACTTACACATCGACGACCAACACAAGGACAATGCCTTTTTCGAGGAAATTTGTTGTGCGTGGCGGCACCAGCCTTATAGGCTTCAATTCTGCCATTAGCGCGATCACCGATACTGTGTCGAACAGTTCGTCTACAACGACAAGTTTTGATGTTACGCAGGGCTATTATCTTATGGTTGTCGTTACCCTACAGAACGGAGCTGATTCAATTATCCAGGACGGTTTTGAAATGATAAACAGAAAAGCAACATAGCCATGGAACTATACAGCATATACGACCCCGATACAAGGATGATCACGCATGCTGAGTTTGCGGATGAGCCGCCTAAAAATTCAAGCATGCTGCTTGTGTCGGAATTATGGGCAAAGCCTCAGTTCAATGAAAATTTTTCCGAGATCACCAACATAGCCACGCTTGAAGAACAAGCACAGTACGAAGCTAAATTTAATCCTATACAGAAATGAAAAAGACTTACCACGCCTTTAGTAAAAAGGCACTGACCAACAGAACGCCCCTATGGGCAAAGAATATGTTCCGCATAACGTTCATACTGACCTCGGCGATATCGGTATTTGTAGCCGGAACCCAGCTAATAAGCGAAGATGCAAAATTTGAATGGATGCTTGCGCTGAAGTCGCTCGATGTAATAATCTACGGCCTTTCAAAAATGTTTGGTGTATCAGTAAAGGATGAGTAGTATGAGTGTTTCTCAATTCGCAGAAAAAATATCAGGCATCAATTGGACGATAATAATCTCCACCACGGTAATTACCGAAGGCGCTAAGCAGGAGATTATGTTCTTCCTGGGTGCGGCTGCAGCTTTGACCACAATTGCATCAAGGCTGTATGATATGTACCATAAGCATAAGGAAAAAAACAAACCACCCGAAAACAAACTATAATGAACCACTTAATAGAATTTCAAAAAAAGCACGGCCTAAAAGCTGACGGCATTATCGGTAAGGCCACGGCGGCGAAAGTGCAAAAGGTTTTCGGCATCACATCGGCTACTCAATTAGCGCATTTCCTTGCAAATGTGGACCATGAAACAGGCGGGTTTATTGCCGATACGGAGAATCTGAATTATAGCGCGAAGGTTTTGGCGATTACGTGGCCTAAAAGGTTCAAAAATACTGTAACAGGAAAGCCTAACCAATTGGCTGTATCACTCGAAAGACAACCTGAAGCTATCGCGAATAATGTTTACGCTAACAGGATGGGCAACACAGCGCCGGGCGACGGATGGAAATACCGGGGGCGGGGGTCGTTGCAGCTCACAGGAAAACTAAATTACAAGCTATTCAGCGAGTTTAAGAAGGATTCGGATATTTTGACAAACCCCGACATCGTGGCAACCAAATACTTTTGGGAATCGGCGATATGGTACTTTACACGGGCGAACCTTTGGAGAAAAATGAGGTATGCAGACAGTTCAGCGGTAAAGGCTGTGCGCAAAGGCGTTAACGGCGGCTACATTGGCCTTAAGGATGTGCAGGAGAAATTTACATATTACTATAACCTCATACCAAAACAATCATGAAAACTGAAAAATCAAGATTTGGAACAAACGATACCACGTCTCAGTATTGCAAATCTTCGTGGCCAAAGTATGCATTTCAAACCGTCATTTTTATATTAGTAATGTTGCTAATTTCATGCTTATATGAATGCAACAGGCGGAGTCAACTCGCTAATGCGAACCTTAATGCGCTAACTGATACCGTTACGCATTTCAGGAATAGAATCGGAACACAAACCGCAAGCAAGGCAACCCTGCAATTGAGCAACCGCCAGCTTCGTGATCATATAATTTCAAAAGATAAAGAGCTGGCCGAACTATCAAAGGAATTTATACAGTTGCACTCATTTGTCAAATACCAGACAGTTACCAAATTCGATACCATCCAAATAACGTACAAAGACACCATCCCGCTTATTTTCGAGCGCACAGGGATAATAACTGACAAATGGTATAGCTTTGGGTACCGCTCAAATCAAAACGGAATACAGATAGATTCATTTGAAACCTGGACTTCGGCAACCGTGATGACGGGTATAAAAAGAAAATGGTTTTTAGGTAAGGAAATCCTCAAAACAGACATCACACTCTCAAATCCAAATATGACCGTTACCGAAATCACCGCCGCCGAAGTCACATTGCCTACGCAGTGGTATCGTAAATGGTACGTGTGGGCAGCGGTAGGGTTTGCAGGGGGGTATTTTATTACGAAATAATTTTGTGTTATATTGGTTGGAAGGCGGTCGTAATTGGCCGCTTTTTTTTTATATAATTTGCAAAACACTTGTACGTATCTAAAAAGATACGTACATTTGTAATGTGATTGAGAGACAGTCACAGAGTTCTTTAACTGATTGTTTAACCTAATTCATCAAGTATGAATTTTAAAGTGAAAATCCACTTTAGAAAAAAGAAAAAAGGCTGGAAAATCCTGCTACAGATTACCGCCAGCCTTAAAAAGCTTGTCAGCTTATTCTTTTAGTGGTTCGGGAGGGGGTTAGCCCTCTCACTGTTCACTTTAGCAAAATTAATAAAAAAAATTATGTTCAAAGGAATTTACATGTTTTTTAAAAAATATTACGAAAAAGAAATTGATTATACTATCGAGTTCGAGTTTTCAATTTATGATGTAATTTTCGCTGTATTAATTTTATGTTTTACATTATGGATGATACTGAAATAGCAAAAAGAATCGAATCTATAATGGATTGCTTCGGGATGACAGGCGTAAAGGCTGCCGAAATAATGGGTATGAGCCAACCGGCTTTCAAGCAAAAAAAAGCAGGGAGAAACAATAACCGATTTTCGGCAGCGAACCTTAACGACCTGGTAAATTACATAACAGCAGAAGCGGATAAGCTACGCGTGTGAGCGTGAGGTAATAGCTGGGCTTATGCTCGGCGATTTTCCCATCACTTCACGCTTTACCGTGTCCTGAAGGTTGGTAATATAGATCTCTGTAGTTACCTCTGACGAGTGGCCAAATATTTCTTTTAGGGTCCTAATATCCATTCCCGACATTATCTTAGCGTTTGCCCCGGATTATTTCATAGAGTAGAGATTTGCGTTTATGCCGAGGCCGTTCTTCACGATCTTCTCCCAACGCTTTGTGGTGGTGTCACGCTTCATTTGAGTTGGTCCCGGTACAAAGTCAGAGTGCAACCCTATATTTCCTTTACCTGATGGCCTACCGCTCCCAAATAAGTAAAAGCTCATCGGATGCCCCGCGTTGATATACGGCAAAAGTATTTCCCAAAGTTCATCATTCAGGTAGATTACCCTTTCTTTTTTTGTCTTTGTTATCTCAGCAGGCAGAACGACTTCCCTTTTTTTCATATTGAACATCGAAAGGGTTATCCTTGTAAGTTCTACTGGCCTTATGCCGGTATGCCAGATCATGGCTGTAAAAACGAAGAATGGAAAATGCTTATTGGCAAGATGATACTATATTTCCTTTTCCTGTGACGGTGTAGGCGGAATGTTTGCTCTTGTAACCATTACAGGCTGCCTCTTAATATCGTCCGCTGGGTTTCGATCTATAATATCCCACTGGATCAGTTCACTTAATATGATGTGTAAATGCCCGAGGTGCTTATTATAACCTTTTGCGGTAAGCTTATAATTTTTCTGCATCCTTTCTATAATGGATTTTACATGTACGCGCTTGACATCTTCAATAGGCAGCAGGTTTAAATTGAGGTCGCTTATAGCCGTTCTACAGTACTTGATGGTAGTTCTATAAGCTGAAATGGTTTTAGGCCCTAATTTACCCTCTTTTTTAGTCAT